TTTTTATAGAAAAATTTTAAATTTTAAAAAATTTTAAAAATTTTTTTATAGAAAAATTTTAAATTTTAAAAAATTTTAAAAATTTTTTTATAGAAAAATTTTAAAAATTTTATAAAGTTTTTAAGATTACTGCCGATAAGCCTTGATAGTTTCGATATAAACCTATATAAGGACTACGAAATGATTAAAAAATACTCAATTTACATGCGATATTCATCTGAAAAGCAGGATTTTGAAGCTCAAAGTGGGATTATTAATGGTTGGATAGAAACCCTACCCCCTGGGACTAAGTTAGAGTTTTACCGCGATGCGGCTAGAAGTGGCAAAACTGTGGAGGGAAGAGACGAACTCAAGAGGCTTATCGAAGAGTGTAAGCTTGGGCTAGTTGATACTATTGTAGTTAGCGCGATGGATAGACTAGCTAGAGATGCTTCTATGGCTATTAAGCTTCTCTTAGATCTGGATAGCATTGGGGTCGGGTTCCTCTCGGTTTCTGAGCCTATCCTAAGCCTTAATAAAGAGATGCCTTTTAGAAGGACTATCCTGTCGGCATTTGCCGAAATTGCTGAGATGGAGCGAAAAAACATCTCGACTAGGGTTAAGGCTGCGATGGCGGCGGCAAAGAAGAACAAGGGTAGGGTGTACGGCAACCCAACTAAGATTAACCAACAGCTAGTGGATAGGTGCAAGAAATTGAGGGTGTCAGGGCTGTCCTATAGGGATATTTCTAGAAAAGTCGACCTTTCTCTGGGGTTTGTACACAAGCTCATTAAGATTTGATAATCCCCTCTCCCTGATATAGAATAAAATAATATTCCAATTCAGGGTGTTTGTGTATATACTCAATAAAATTTACTTCTCTATGCGGTGTGCCTTCATGGGGCATAAAAGGTATGTATTTCAACTTTTAGAGGTGTCAAAATATGAGATCTTATCCAAACAGCGATGTTATCTGTGCACCTGGGAAGAAACTTATAAGCTTTGACGCCTCCGAGAAACTGCTTACAACCTTTAGGTACCTTTCTCAAAAGACTAATTACAAAATAGTATATGGTGTTTATCAGACCACCCTGTATCACCGTTCTCGAAAAGTAGCGGCGGTACATACCATAAATAATGATTTCTGGTATTGGGAAGACTTAACCTGGTTTAAAATTTAATAAAGGAATACACGTAAGTGGGTAAAAAAAGTAGGGGGAGGCCAAAATTGTCGGATGTCGTGGTTACTGAGCGTTGCGCTTTCTGTCTTGAGAAACCCCTGGCTGATGTTTTAAAAGAAGCATCACTGAAAGAAGAAAAGCCGGTCAGTTTAATTATTAGAAATATCCTACGCCATAAGTTTAAAGTTGAGTTGGCAAAGAAGTTTCCCAATGCCGGATGACGAATATACAAAGAGATGGAAAAAATCTAAGAAGAAAATAGTTGATTTGCCATTAGCCGTTACTGCGGATGGACCTCCTTATATCTTACCGCAATTATGGCCTTTTGTCATCAATATTTCCGAACTTTCTTTAGACCCAGGAAACCCGAATACCCACCCGAAAGAAGACATAGAGTCTAAAAAAGCCATGCTTAAAAAGTTTGGCCAAAGACTTCCACTATCCGCTCAAAAAACTACGAGTGGCCTTCTCCTACGCGCAGGCGAGGGGAGGTTGTTAGCTATGAAAGAGTTGGGTTGGGATAGGGTTGCTGTGATTGTCCATGAGGAAGATAATACCACCGCCGCCGCGTTTTCTATTGCCGATAACCAGACGGCGAAGAATTCTAAATGGGACGTGAGGACGTTAGCTTCATTGGTAAATGCTTTGGAGTTAGATGGATTTGATCTAAATTCCCTAGCGTTTGACAAGATTGAACTTGACGATCTAGCTTTTGATTTTGACATGGCTAAATTAGACGGGACGGTAAGTCCGCCAGAAGAGACCGAGAAAAAAGTTAAGAAAAAAAAATTAATTCCCTGTCCCTCTTGCGGCTATGCTGGCGAAGCATGATAAAATATAGGTATGATAGAATCTATTTTTGAAATTTGGAAACTTAGAAATATTGAATTGCCCTTTCTTGTAAGAGAACCCATTACAGGTTCGCAGGTTGTAGTCAAGAGTTACGATTGGGTAAACCAGTTTTTTAGAGGCTATATCGTGAGTTATTATTCCCCCGAACTCTATTTAAAACTTGAAGCTTCTGGTAGGAACTGGCGGTTTGTTAGTGATCTTAAAGGCCAAAAATTCTTTGGCAATATTCCCGACAGCCGGAGTTCCCTCAGTGAGAAAAGGGAGATTGGCTAATGGCTGGTGCGTTTCCAAGAAGTTTAAGAAAGATTATGGATGTCGAGAGAAAGAAGGGGAAGAAGACTAAGAAGGAACTGTCCAAAGAATTTGACGATATCGTTGATGGAGCGTTGGCTCCTGGAGGAGTAGAGGTTATCCCAGTAGAGCTGCCTTTAACAGCGGCTGAACTAAATACTCTGGAAAATGTTGCGACTCTTGGATTGACATTGGAGGATTGCGGCCATGCAGTGGGTTGCGGGACGTCTGCTTTCTATAGATATTGTAAGAATTTCCCGGAAATAAAAGAAAGGTTCTTAAGGGGGAGGGCAAAGGGAACCATATCCGTAGCAGCTAAACTACGAGAGCATATCGAAAAAGGAAGCCTCCCAGCAATTATTTTCTATCTAAAATCTAGAGCCGGATGGCATGAAAATAATCCAAGAGTAGAACATGTTGGTAACATAAGTATCAACCATACTGCAACTCTTATAGATAAATTAGCTAATAATCCAAAACTTTTAGGAAAAGTAAACGACAGTCTAGATATACTCACAGCGGAGATTATCGAAGAGGGTAATAATGACGCAAGAGCAGCAAATTGAAGAGTGCTATATTCTAGTGAGAAATTATTTTAAAGACCAAGAGAAAACTAGAATCTGGTTTTCTACAGGTAACCCGCTTCTTGGCGGTTCGGAACCAATGCAGATGATTATGCTCGGCAGGGCTGGTAAACTTTTAAAATTCCTGAGAAACACCATGGAAGATAGCGGAGTTGATGTTGTCTGAGCCTAAAGAAAAGATTTCTGTCAATGAGTTCAATGAATCGTGGCGTTTGCGCCCGGATCTTTTCGCGGCTAAATTCTCAGAAGGGAAATGGAAACGCTACGACTACCTAAAACTTATCGGAAGAGAGATTACTGAAGCAATATTTAACGGTGGAAGGTTGATTATTGAAATGCCCCCGAGAGCCGGAAAATCCGAGTTAATTTCGTTTTGGTCGCCCCTGTGGTTCTTATCTCTTTTCCCCAATAAAAAAATAATCCTAGCTTCTTATGAGGCGGAGTTTGCTGCGCTGTGGGGCAGACGTGTTAGAGACATGGCAATTGAAAATCCGAGGCTTGGTATCGAGATAAATAAAGAAGCGACTGCATCGTCAAGATGGGAAACAGTTCAGGGCGGGGGCATGACGACTGCTGGTGCCGGAGGACCAATAACTGGCCGAGGGGCGCATTGTCTCGGGGAAAAAACTTTAATTCAAACTAATAAAGGCTTGCAAACCATAGGGGACATAGTAAACAAGAATATAGATTGTAACATCCTGTCATATAATCATTTGGAAAATAGGGCTGAGTATAAATCAATTGAAGCAACCCAAAAACTTCCCTTTAAACAATTCTACGAAATTAAATCAGAATCTGGAAAAAGACTTAAATGCACTTATGATCACAGAGTCTTCGTATTGGGATCGGGGTACAAAGAGACGAAAGATCTACGGCGAGGAGACAGGATTATTACCCTCCCGCAGCCGGAAAAACAAAATCTGTGCAAATTGCCAGAAATCAAAAAACAGTCGCGGAAGGGTTTGTCGGCAATGTTATTCCGAAATGAGAAAAGTAGATTTGGAAGTAACATGTCATCTATGCGAAAAAATATTTACAAAAAAATCTTACGATGTGGAGAAAGCATACCGAAGGGGGCATACGGCATTCTATTGTTCTTTAAAATGCTCTCAAAAACACCATTCTTTCAAGAATCGAAAGAAATGCTTAATCTGCGAAAATCCGGTGCCGAGAAAGTCTTTAAAATACTGTTCAAAAACCTGCAAAAATTCTACGAAAGTCAAAAAAACAAAGCGGTGTCCGCAATGCAGAACGTCTTTTCACCCCAAAAGTTCCAGAACAACTTATTGTGGTCGGGACTGCTCCAATCAAGCACACTCCACCCGTATGACGGGTGTGGGGAACTCACGGAATTCAAAAAGTCGGAGTCCGGCGGCTTTCTTGATAAAAGTACGGAATCTTATTCTACAAAGAGACTTTCAAAGTTGTTCGATTTGCCAAATTTCTCACGACTTAATAGTGCATCATATAGACGAGACTCCGGGCAACAATCACCCAGACAATCTGATAACTCTATGCCAGCCTTGTCACATGACGCACCACAAATCCAAATCGACACCATTTCCTCAGTTGGGCCAATTAGCGAAAGAGAGGAATTTGTCTATGACATCCAAGTGGAAGGAAACCACAACTTCTTTGCTGACGGAATACTTGTCCACAATTGCCTCATCATCGACGACATTGTAAAGAATTCTGAACAAGCTGCATCACCAGCGTACCAGAGAAGAAATATTGAATGGTTTAAATCTACTTTCGCAACTCGCGGTGAGCCAGGTGCGGCCCTGATAATCCTGGGTACTAGATGGAATGAAAACGACTTACAGGGTTGGTTACAGTCTGACCTCGACCAAAAAGGGACTTGGAAAGTTATCCGCCTTCCAGCCATTGCTGAAAAACATGACCCCCTTGGAAGAATGCCAGGCAAAGCACTTTGCCCCGAGAGATATGACGAGAGAGCACTTAAAAAGATAAAGAAAGAAGTTGGAGAATATTATTGGAATTCCCTCTACCAACAAAGACCTTCGCCACTCGAAGGGGGAATATTCAAGCGGGCTTGGTATAGACACTACGACGAACTCCCAATGGATATGGATGAATATATCCAGTCGTGGGACTTAGCGTTTACGGGTAATGCGTCTTCTGCATATACTGTCGGTCAGATTTGGGGGAGAAAAGGTGCCAACAAGTATTTGATTGACCAAGTTAGAAAGCAAATGGACTTTGTTGAAACCGTTGAAGCAATTCAACTTTTTTCCGCAACTTATCCCGAAGCTAAAGCGAAGTTAGTTGAGAAAGCCGCCAATGGCGAAGCAGTGCTATCGGCTCTTAAAGATAAAATCTCCGGGCTTATCGGCATTAAAGCGACTAGATCCAAGGAGGATAGAGCATTATCAGTACAGCCGGAATTTGAGGGTAGAAATGTTTACTTCCCAGCTATCGGCTCAAAGCCGTGGCTAGGTGCGTTCATTGAAGAGATTGCAACTTTCCCCAATTCTAAATATAAAGATCAAACCGATGCAATGGTTCAAGCCTTGTGTAGACTAGGCAAGAGGGATATTGCTAATATAGATTTTACTTCTTTCACTAAAAAATCAGTGGCCTATAGTTTATCGTAGGAGTTACTCGAAAATGGCAAAAGAACTTTCAGACCTTAGAGAGCTTGGATCATCTGGGCTAAACCATATGTCTGGAGAAATAAATGAGGAGTTCCTGAAAGAGCTCCAAGGCGAGCGCGGGAGAAAGGTTCTTCGCGAAATGGCCGATAATGATCCAGTTATTGGTGCCATACTTTTCGTTGTTGATATGCTCATGCGCCGAGTTCCTTGGAAGGTTAATGCCAATGAAAAGGGCAAAGATCAAAACGAACAAGTGGAATTTATAGAAAGCTGTTTTGAGGATATGTCATCAACCTGGTCAGATGTAATTTCAGAAATTATGAGTATGTTAGTTTTCGGCTGGAGCTATCACGAGATTGTTTATAAGAAAAGATTAGGCCGAGATCAAAAAAGTTCATCTAAGCGTTCAAAGTTTAAGGATGGAAAGATTGGTTGGAGAAAACTTCCCGGACGTGCCCAGGAGACTCTGTGGCGTTGGGACTTTGACGATGAGGGTGGGCTTAAGGGCATGGTTCAAAGACCCCCTCCGGTATTTGATACTCGCTATATTCCCATTGAGAAATCCCTTTTATTTAGGACTACGAATAAGAAAAATTCTCCCGAGGGAAGGAGCGTTTTACGAAATGCCGTCAGGCCCCATACTCTAAAAAAACACATTGAAAATATTGAAGCGATTGGTATCGAAAGAGATTTAGCCGGTCTCCCCATTGCCCTTGTACCACCACAAATTTTATCTTCTGATGCTTCCCCAAAAGAAAAAGAGATTAGAGCTAAACTTGAGCAGATCGTAAAAAATGTTAGAGTAGACGAGCAAGCTGGTTTGATTTTCCCCCTAGCCTACGACGAATCTGGAAAACTTCTTTACGACTTTAAGCTTCTGTCTTCCTCTGGCAAAAGAGCCTTTGACACAAATGCAATTATAGGAAGATATGACCAGCGTCTATCCATGGTTGTCTTAGCCGATTTTATTTTACTTGGTCACGAAACTCACGGATCATTTTCTCTCTCAAGTTCCAAGACAAACCTTTTCGCCTCTGCGCTCGGTACATGGCTTGGGCATATCGGAGAAGTTTTTAACACCTATGCGATACCAAGACTCCTTGAATTAAATGGGTTTAATACCGAATTTACCCCTAATCTTAAGCATGGAGATATTGAATCTCCAGATCCTAAAGATTTAGGAGAGTTAATTTCTAACCTCGCGGGCGCGGGGATGCCTTTATTCCCGGATCCAAATCTTGAAAATAAAATTAGAGAATTGGCTGATCTTCCTAAAGCCCCGGAGGATATTTCGGCAATGCTTGCGCACATGGGTGGCGGGAATAGTTCTGGTGATAAGAAATAGCATATTTAAAGCTAAAGAATCTGAAACGACCTTGGGGTTTCCAGAGTCTTCCCAGTATAAGACTATTACTGAAGTAGTTAAAAGATATAAGCCTAAAATAAAGCCAAAGATTGTAAAGGCTATAAAATCTCTCAGAGAATCAACTAATGAGAGTCAGTTAAAAGAGTCATTGATAGCCCTTAATACCCCCCAGGCAATAGACAGTATAAATTTCCTGGGGCTTACTAATGACTTGGAAGACTTAGATGATATACTAAGGGATGGAATTGAATTTAGCGGAAATTTTCAAGCTAAAACCTTCGCAAAAGTATTGGCAGCAGCCGTCGGCTCCTATTTACTTCTAAGAAGAGCCGGACCCAAAGAAGAAGTTCAAATAGGAGGTATCAATGTTCCTAGCCCTAGCACTAATAGTGGTGAGTTTTCTTTTAAGCCGGATTCTTCTAAGATAAATAGTTTTATCAACCAAAGAATCCTTGGCATTTCTTTTGGGATTACCAATGAGTCTAAAGCAGCCATATCTACCTATCTTAGCCGCTCATTTTTAGAACCCACACCAAGAAGAAATTTAGTTTCAGAAATAAAAAATGTCATCGGTCTAAACGAGAGACAAGCCAATGCAGTATTTAATTTCAGAAGAAATTTAGAATCTAAAAATTTCGTTGCTTTAAGCCCAGCACAAACCCAGTTTATAGCTAGAAAACCAAAAGATGTTGACGCCCTTGTGGGCGCGTATTCGGATAGGTTGTTATCACAACGAGCCGAGACAATAGCTAATACCGAGACAGCTTTCATTGCCTCCAAGGGACAAACAGAACTTTGGGATCAAGCGAGCGAGGCCGGATTGTTTGATAAGACTCTGTCACTAAAAGAATGGGTGGTTACACCGCACGATAAATTGTGCGGATTTTGTGAACCACTTTCAGGGATTAGAATCCCACTAAATGAAGATTTCCAGTCGGGATTGGGGTCTGCACCTTACCCGCCGCTACACCCAAACTGTTTATGTGCGGTAAATCTCATAATTGGGGGGTGAGGCCAAGAACTAATTACTATTCTTCTTCTGCCAGTTTTCGCATTTTCTCATTCTCTCCTCTAAGACATCTAGTTTGCCGTTTAATTTATATAACCCACCGTAGTGTATTTCTTCATTTTCTACGTGTGTCCGTAGCCTATCCTCTATGCGCTGGTTCCGGTCCCTAAGTTCGATTAGGCTTTTTTCCAAATTTTGAATAGATACAACCTGTTTCTCTCCAGAAGAATTTATCTGTTGTTGGAATATGGCCGCGAGAGAGCCAAGGATGCTAAGGACGAGTATGAACATGCCTATAGTCTTAAGAAAATCGTTGCCGTTTTTGGGGGTATCGCTCACTTTATCTCCGGTTGTGTGGGGGCTTTAAGTATAGTTTAGCACGTAACCGTGGCGGTCAGCGGAAGGGACTTTTAATTCTTTGCTATTGCGTTTATAATTAAAGATATGCAAACTGATTTTATCCAAAAGAAAATAATGAGGTGAATTTATGGCGGTAAGTTTAGGGGGTTTCTCCTTTAAGAAAACTGTAACTGCGGCTGGGACTAGAGAACGTCTCAAGGCAGCAGAGTTTAAAGTTCAGTATTGTAAAATTAAAGCTTTAGCGGCTAATACCAATCCCGTCTTTATCGGTGGGGCAGATGTTGCGTCTACCATTGCAGAACCCCTAGCAGCTAGTGGGGTTATAGAACTCTGGAGTTCGGATAAATCTTCGATTGATTTGTATAAGGTGTATATTGACTCTACCACCAATGGTGAGGGTGTGACGATTACCGGGGTGAAATAATGCCGATTAGCGCGACCCCAACACCGACATCTCTTATAAATGACAATCTTGCAACTCTGTGGAGGTGGTGCGAACCACGCCTTCCAGTATTTATAAGCCCGGTCTATTCTGGCACCCGGATGATTGCCGATTTTTCCTCCCAGGAATTAAAAGATGAAAATTCCGAAAACCCCTTTGTCAGAAGACTTTCAGCTATTCCCGACGAGTTTGTGCTAGATGGTAAATTAATTGACGGAGTTTTTTGGGTGGATGACGTTCCTTATCTTGAGGGGGATTTAACTAAAAAACCCTATAAAGATAGGTATCCCATTGTTAATAATTTTTACGATTCTTGGCTTTCTGGATCCGAATTGTTTGCCCTTGTCCCGACCTTTACTGCATCAACCCAAGCTGATTTAGAATACTTCACAAATTCGATCTCTGAACACTTTCAAGATTCTCGGGGTATTTCCTTTAAGGGGTCTAATTATCTCTACACCGGAGGTAAAAACCCTAATTGGTTGGTTTTGGACGCGGTAATAAAGGCAGAAAAAGAAATAAAAGATTCGGGTATCCCCCGGACAAATGAAAATAGTGTACAATTAAATAAGAATAATAAAATTGATTTAAATAGAATAATAAAAACCGATATAGAACAACAAATTGTAACTGGGGTTGTTCTTGAGCCAGATACCATTGACGCGCAGGGAGATATAATCTCAGGGAGCGAGATTGAAGGTGCTGCCCACCGATTCTTGAAGGACTCGAGAGTCGTGGGCTTAAAACATCTCGTAGAAGCCCCGGCAAATATCGTCGAGAGTCACATAGCTCCGATTGACTTTGATTTCAACGGTGCTAAGATTCTAAAAGGTTCATGGATAATATCAGTAAAAATAAATGACGATAAGCTTTGGGAAGAAGTCAAGGCTGGCGGCATAAATTCTTTTTCAATTGGCGGTTTTGGGATAAGGGAAGATCTTGGCCAAGCAACTTAAAGATTTAACTGTTGTTGAAGTAAGCTTAGTTCCCAGGGGTGCCAACAAAAAAACTTTTATGCTTATCAAATCCGAAGATGGGGAAGATATGGTTTTAAATATTTCTAAAGAACTTATTTTGAGTCTTTCAAAATCTTTAGGTGACGAATCAAAAATACTTGAACTACTAGAAAAATCAAAATTACCAAAATCTGCAAGTGAATATTTACTAGGTGCTATTAGGCTTATTAATTCCGCATCAGCGGAATTGCCAGAAGATAGTAGAGAAGAAATTCTCTCAAAGATTTTTACATTAACAGGAATTGGGGAGAAAAGTATGACTGTGAAGAAAGAAGATGAAGTCGCAGACAATGCCCATGAAACTCCTGCTCCCAAGCCAGATCCTTCAGCCGTTAAAGCGGAAGAAGTATCTAAGGAGTTGAAGGGCAAAGTTGAGACACTGGAAAAAGCATTGGAATCTAGTGACAAGCGTTTTAAAGAAGCAATGGAAGCATTGCAGAAAGAACGCGAAGAGAGAAAAACCAAAGAATTTGTTTCTAAAGCAGAAAGTCTGGTTTCTAATCTCGGTGTTGAGAAAGAAAAATTAGGTTTGGCACTTAAAGCAGTAAGCGAAAATTGCCCAGCCGAAGTTTATGCAACACTAGAACAAGTTCTTTCTGCCGCCAATAAAGCGGTAGAAAAAAGTGGTCTTTTTTCTGAAGTTGGTTCTAGCCAAGCTGGAAGCCAAAATTTAGAAGAACAGATTACTAAGATTGCAAAAGAAATTGAAATAAGCGAAAAAGTTTCTCCAACCGTTGCTGAGTCTTTAGCATGGCAGAGAAACCCCAAGCTTTACGCAAAATATCTTAAAGATGGGAGTATCTAAATGGCTTACGAAATTAAAGGTCAAGTTTTTGGGAATGAAGTGGCGGCTGGCGATCTTTCCGCTAAAAAATATTACCTCGTAGAAATGACTTCAACGGGTATCAATCTTTGTGGTGACGGAGAAGAATGCTTAGGAGTTCTTCAAGCAACAGCTGCAAGTGGTGATATTTGTGAAGTTATGGTCACAGGAATTTCTAAGGCAAGTGCCGGAACTTCTTTAACCAAAGGTTTGCTAGTTGCTTCTGACACTAACGGTCAGGTAGTCGCAGCTGCTTCTGGGGATCATATCTTGGGTTGGACGTTGGACGCAGTAAGCAATGCCGGTGAGCTTGTAACTGTACTTATCGATAAACAAGGCCGTAACGCATAATTAAAAGGAGTTTAATCATATGCCGCAACCATCAAGAAGTGATGTTCATGTTAACCGACCGTTAACTAACATTTCTCTAGCTTTCATGCAGAACGCGCAGGATTTTATCGCAAGCAAAGTCTTTCCTTCGGTTCCTGTTCAAAAACAATCGGATCTGTATTTCCGCTATACGCGTGATGATTGGTTCCGTTCGGAGGCGAAGAAACGTGCCCCCGGTACTGAGTCAGCAGGTAGCGGGTTTAACATCGACACTGATTCATATAGTGCTGATGTTTTTGCCCTTCATAAAAATATTGATGATCAAGTTCGCGCCAATCAAGACGATCCCCTGAACTTGGACAAAGATGCAGCCGAATGGTTGATGCAACAACTCCTCTTGAAAAAAGAGAAAGAGTGGGCTTCTGCATTTTTCGCCACTTCAATCTGGACCGGATCCTCTTCTGGCGGTGACATTACCCCAAGTACTCTGTGGGATGCTGCCGGTTCTGATCCAGTATCCGATATTGATCTTCAAAAAGATGCAATGCGCAAGAAAACTGGCAAGAAGCCTAATAAGCTTGTTGTTGGCCCAGCGGTGCATTCAGCTTTAAGAAGTAATGCGTCTATCCTAGATAGAATCAAGTACACCCAACGTGGAGTTGCGACTGAGGAAATTCTTGCAATGCTCTTTGGTGTAGATGAATACCTAGTTGCTGAAGTTTCCGAAAATACCGCTGTAGAAGGTGCAACTGCATCTTACTCTAGTCTGTACGGAAACGATGCCTTGTTAGTTTATAGCGAATCAAGTCCTGGTTTACTAAAACCCTCTGCTGGCTATACTTTTGTATGGGCCGGTCTGATGGGTTCTCAAGGTTCTGGCATGAGAATGAAATCATTCCGTATGGAACACTTGGAATCTGACCGCGTTGAAGGTCAGATGGCATGGGATCAAAAATTGGTTGCAGCCGATCTTGGAGTTTTCTTCTCGAACGCTACAGCCTAGTATTTAAGTTTATTTTTTCTGGTGGGGAGGGGTGGTTTGGCTTTATAGGTTAAGCCACCCCTTTTAATTTAATTTAATTTTTAAGGAGCGAGTGATGTATTATGCTTTACGAAAGCTAAAAGTAAAAACACAGTCTGGGGATATGTCTATTAGAGAACGCGGTGACGCGCTCCCAGAGGCATACGGGTGGAAAGAAAATGTTATTGCTGCCCATCTTAACGAAAGCCATATGGAAGAAAGATTAGGGGAAGGCCGTGAGCTACCTGAAGAAAATTCTGCTATACTTGAAGAAGAGTCAGATATCGCGGTCGGATTGGTAGTCCTTAAAAAGAAACTCGGCAGGCCAAAAAAGGTCAAGGAATTAAATGTCTAGATCAAGTTATGGCGCTAATCCAGCAACTAGTAATATAGACTATGTTCGCTTTCTAATCGGGGACACCGACCCCGATGACTTTCTTTTAGTAAATTCTGAAATTTCCGGTCTTTTATCATTATACGGTGGGCCGGTTGCCGCATCTATTGTTGCTTGCGAGAGCCTAGCAGCTAAGTTTTCTAGACTCTGCGATGAAGAAGTTGGAGATGTCAGAGTTGATCTATCCCAAAAAGCAGCTAATTTTTTAAAGCTGGCGGTTAGGCTAAGGCAACAACAAGCAATTGGAAGTCCAATACCTTTTGCTGGCGGAATTTTGGTTGATGATAAACAGAGCAATGCTGGGGATATAACCCTAGTTAAACCCCGGTTTACCAAGAGAATGCATGATAGTCCAAAAATCAATGATCTTCCCCAAAATGAGGATGAGTTTGAATAATGGCTAAAAGACCAGTAAAAGTACGGATAGTGGTTGCGGATATCGACATGGGTTGGGGCAGCATGGTCACTGAAAATAAAAATTTAAAGGGTGCCTATACCACTATAGGAATTCACGAAGAAGCCGGAACCCACCCGAGTCGCGGGAATATTCATACCGCTGGGGTTGGTTTCATAAATGAATTTGGTAGTGGCAATATTCCAGAGAGATCCTTTATCCGCTCAACTATAGATGAGCAATCAGGTAGAATTGTTCAATTGGTAGCGGAGAACCTGGATCAAGTTAATACTAAAAAACTCCCAGCTAAAACTATGCTCGCTAGACTTGGGCTTTTTGTTCAAGAGGTTATTAAGAATAAAATAAACACCCTATCCGACCCCCCTAATGCCCCATTTACCATAGCAAAGAAGGGGTTTAACAATCCTTTAATTGATACAAGACATATGCAGGATAATATTACTTTTAAAGTATCTGTGCCGGAGACAAGAAATTTCTTTGGGTCAATAAGACAAGAAGCTGAAACCTTTGGAAGTGAAGCAACACCTAGTGACACTTAGTATTTCAAATAAAATAGGCAATCACTCTATCCTCATAAATCAAGATGATGAGAAGATAACTATCCTAAGACGTCCACAGGGTAAATATGTTTCGGGTAGACATGTCTTAGGGGTGGAAGAGACGTTTGAAGCATTTGCTTCCGTTCAACCAATTACTGGGGTTGAGATTTTACAAATTTCCGAAGGTGATAGAAAGAGAAGCCATTTTAAAATTTATACCACGTTCCAAGTTGAAGATAACGATGTGGTTATACACGATGGTAAGCGGTACGAAGTCCGAAAGGCTGAAAATTGGGATACCTACACAAAAGCGGTTATAGTCTTAGAGGACATAGAAAGTGGCAAACGCGGTTAGTATACGGGGCCTAGAAGATGCTATTTATTCTTGGGTGAAAGCCAGGGTTTCAGTTAAGACTAATATCATCTTTGAAAAAGAAAATGCGCCAAGACCGCCTAACCCCCTTGTTTCGATTAATCTCATTACTGGGCCAATAAAATACGGGCATGATGAAATTATAAGGATAGACGATACTAGTTATAAATCTGATGGGCATAGGAAAATTACTGCCTCTATAAAGTCTTATGGGGTAGACTATTTACAGGTAATGACAGACCTACAAGCATCTCTAAATCTTTTATCGGTTAGAGATATTTTCAGGTCCAAGAATATTTCATTCCTTCACGCCGACGATATCAAGGACATCAGTGCCAAGATAGAGACGGGTTTTGAAAATAGGGCAGTTCTGGATGTTTTCTTTGGACTAAGAACTAGCTTGGTAGAAGAGGTTGAATATATCGAAAGTGCGGAGATAGATCCAACTATTGAGAATCCTGAAGAAGAAGATTTGGGACTTCCGCCATTTACAGTTACGGGAATTTAAAATAGTTATAACAGGGAGGTTATAAGATGTCAGAATTAGATAGTATTATTACGGTATCCATTTCAAGAACAACCACGGTACCTACTAGAGTTGGTTTTGGATTCGGAAATTTTCTTTCCAACAATGCAGTGTTCTCCCAGAGAATTAAATCCTATGCCTCTTCTGCTGAAGTTGTTGCGGATACTCTATCCGGCGCGGATACGATACTTTTTGCGAGTAAATATTTCGGCCAGACTATTCGCCCAACAAAACTTTTTGTAACTAAAAAGGGCAGAACTCTTCCGTCTATTTTTAAACTTACGGTAAGTGCAGATTTTGTTACGAGTAACTCCGTAGCAGGAACTATCGACGGTGTAGCAATCACTCCAGTGGTTTTTTCTGTGGATCATTCAACAACTATGACAGCCCTAGCTGCTGAAATAGCTGGAGAAACAACGGTTGATACAGCTACGGTCACGGCTGCGCGCGAGATAACGATAACAAGTTTTGATAGCGTCGGTAACGCCTTTACCGCATTTTTAGTTACTCTCGGCGCAAGTCAGCCGACAATAAGTTTCTCACAAACACAATATGCGGATACCGTTTTATCGGCAGTTGCAAGTCTTGAAGCCGCTGAAACGATCAATAATGATTGGTACGGTCTCGCCGCGTATGATCATAGTGAAGCAACCATCAATCTTATTGCTGCCTACACACAATCGAGGACTAAACTTTATTTTGCAAGTTCTTCTGATGCGGGAATTTTAACCACGTCAACTACCGACATTGCAAGCGATCTTAAACTCGCGGGGTATGATAGGTCATCTCTTTTGTACAGTGCCGACGCGGCTAATTTTCCAGAAGGTGCTTGGATGGGGGGACTGCTGCCAAAAGATCCAGGTTCAGCAACCTTTGCTTTCAAACCCTTGAGTGGAATAACGGTTGATACTCTTACGACGGATGAACAAAGCAATGTTTTGGGAAAGAATGGCAATATTTATATCGCCAAAGGCGGGGTTAGCCATACGGAGTTTGGAACCACGGGAGAGGGCGAGTTTATTGACGTCATGTGGGGAGCAGATTTTATTCAGATTAGAATCCAGGAAGAAGTTTATACCAAACTTGTTAATGAAAGCAAAGTTCCATATACTAACGCGGGGGTTGCGGTTATTGAAAACGCTATTCGTAAGGTTCTAACTCTTGCAACGAATCAAGGAATTTTGGCGGCGGACCCAGCTTATGAAGTTAGTGTTCCAGACGTTGCTGATATTTCAGTTGTTGATAAGGGTGTTAGATTCTTGCCGGACATTACTTTTAAAGGAACCTTGGCAGGAGCCATTCACAAAGTTTCTATTGCAGGCGTTTTAACTTTATAAGATTTTTTTTATAGGAGGACTATACCTTGGCATTAAAGTCATACGACCCTAATGAGGTTGCAATTATCGTCGGCGGTCATGTTTTAGGTGGATTTGCAGATGGAACATTTCTAACGGTTGAGAGAAATAGCGATACTTGGGCAGGAGTTTCGGGGGCCAGTGGGGAATATGCCAGGGCTAAATCAAATGATCGTAGTGGTACGTTTACCGTAACTCTTATGCAATCCTCTCTGTCTAATGGGGTTATGCAGGGGTTTGCTACGGCAGATGAACTAGCCAATTCTGGAACGTTTCCGGTTCTTGTTAAAGACAATAACGGCAACGATATTTTTTCTGGGGAGATTTGCTGGATTCAAAAACCCTCAAGCGCAGAATACGGTAAAGAAATCACCGAGCGCGAGTGGATTATCGAAACTGGTGAATTGATTATGTTACACGGCGGTATTGAATAATTTAATTCTTAGGGGAGCGGTGATATGTCTCGTAAACTAGAAGAAGTTCGCATTGATGGAGAACTCTATCAAATAGGCCAATGGCCAGTTGATAAATCTCTTGAGGTGCTTACATGGCTAACAAAAACTCTCGGGGAAACTGTGACCAGTCTCATAGGGGCACACGCCAGCATTGATGATTTTATGGATAAAGACCTGGGTGAGTCCATCGGACCAGCCATACGCTCTTTAATCCCAAGACTTCAAGAAAAAGAAATAAGAGATAAGGCTCGCCAAATCACTGATGGTATTTTGTGTAATGGCAAACTTGTAGTTTACGATGTTCACTTTATGGGACAGATCGGCCATCTCTTTAAAGTTATGGTTGAAGTCTTGAAGGTGCAATATGCCGATTTTTTCGGCGCACTGTCCGCTGTAAAATACCAGCCTCCGGCGGCGGCACAGAGAGACGCTACGATCCAGGAAAGCTAAATATAAACCTAATAAAATGGAGGCCGATTTTAGCGAAGATTTGTACCCTTCATGAAATTGACGCCTATTGGAGTATTGACGATCTTCTCAACGCCAATGAAGCCCTAGATATAAAATCCGAAGCTGAAAATTACGAGATGAAAAGAATGACAAAAGATGCCGGAAGAAAGAGAAAATAATCCGTGAGTACAACCATTCGGGAAATGTCAGCAAAGATCGGGTTTAAAGTTGATACTAACGCGCTCGCTCGTGCGGAAGCTAGTATCGGCGGGTTGAAAACTTCTATTATTAGTGTCGGTGCCGTAGTCGGAGTATTTGCTGCGGGGGTCGTGGGTCTTTTAAAGGTTGCCGGTGCAGCCGAGCAAACAAGGATCGCCTTTGAGACTATGATTGGCGACGCGGATAAAGCTAAAGCCGCTCTGGATAGTCTGTCTCTATTCGCCGCAAGAACTCCTTTCACCATCCCCCAAGTTGAGAGAACTGCTAAACAACTCTTAGCGGCCAGGGTGACACTAGAAGAACTTGAGCCAACCCTCAAAGCTTTAGGTGACGTTGCCGCTGGGGTTTCAGTACCCTTAGATCAGGTTACAAAAAACTTTGCCCAGATTAAATCTCAAGGGAAATTAACGGGAAGAGAGTTAAGAGACTTTCTTCTTGCAGGTATTCCCCTAATTCAGGAGTTAGGTAAGAACTTAAAAAAATCCGATTCTCAAATTTCCGCCATGGTTTCCACTGGAGACATTGGTTTTAGAGAAGTAGAAAAAGCCTTCCAAACAATGTCTGGCGAAGGTGGACTATTTTTTGACTTGATGGATAAGCAGTCTAAATCCTTATTCGGAGTTCTCTCAAACTTAAAAGATACTCTAATAATACTGGCTAGGGTTCTTGGATCCACCATGCTCCCAGAAGCCAAACAGTACGTTACTGCCTTCAGAAAGTGGGTAATAGTAAATGATAAATTTATAAAACAGAATTTAGTAAAACTCTTTAAAACCCTAGCTAAATGGATTGGGCATGTTGTAAGTTTTGTTTCAAATCTTTTCATAGCCTTCAAGGGTCTTACCAGAATAGTCGGCGGATTAAATAATGCTCTAAAAATAATGTTGGGTATAATGTTAGGACTTTTAATCTTTAGTTCTATTGCTGGCATAGGTATGGCTTTTCAAAGAGCTGCTATGGGCGTTAGAGTTATGATTGCGGCGGTTAAAAGCTTATATTTTTGGCTTGGATTATTTGTAGTAATCCTCGGCCTAATTATAGAAGATTGGGTTGTCTTTCAGAGGGGTACTGGTAAGTCATTATTTGGTGCCCTAGCAAAGATGCGGGGTAAGGGCGGGTTGATGGGGGCTTTAGCGAGCATCACCATAGTCGGTATGCAGGGGTTAACCGATGCCGTAACTAGATTAGCTGATTTTATAAACTCTCTATTTAATAAGAAAGATGATTCTGGATTTTTTACAAAACTGGGAAAATTTTTAGGCGTAGAAAAAGTTGGTGACGGGGGATCATTTTTCCCCGGTATTGAACAAGTTGGACCAAGAGACGGTCCAGGATTTTTGGAACGTTTGGGTAACCTTCTGGGGATTCAAAAGACGGGGAATGTAGACTTTTTAACTGGGACCGTTACCTCCCCTGGATCTGGTCAGACTATAATCTTTTCTCCGATAACCACCATAAACGGATCTGGATTGGATGCTAATCAATCTTTAAGTATTATAACTACGACGAATAAACAATTCCTAGACGATTTCTTGGGGAGATCAAGACTCCAATCATCAATGGAGCCGAAGTAAAACTATGGCATTAACCTCTTTTTTATTCGGAAAAAACCCAACCCCGGTAAACATTGCCGATACTCTGATGATAGATGCAACCACTAAAATAGTTACCAGTAGAAGTGTAAAGCTTACAAGTAGTCCAATTGAATCGGGGTTCAATATCACTGACCATGCGATTATGGAAAATTTAAAGCTTGAAATAGAAGGTTTTGTTAGTGAAAGACCACTTAGCAGTCTAGCATCATTAATCGGGGGAATATCCGGGGGATTAGCTTCAAAGATTACCCACCCGCTGGGGGGGATAGGTGCATTGGGTGGGGCGGTATTGGGATCCAGCGTTGCCGCCGCGATTACTTCTGGGAAGACTGGAACTGGCTTGGAAGAACAGATTAAAAATAGATCCGATCTGGATACAAACTTTGCTAAACAGAAAGTTTTTGATTACCTTCTTCTTGTCTTAGAAAAAAGAGAACCATTCGACATGGTTACAAACTTCAGAAAATATACTAATCTGGTTATGACAAATTTAGAAGTTCCCCAAGAAGCGAAAGACGGGGACTCCTTAAGATTTACGATGTCCTGTGAGCAAATCCAAGTTGTCAATACGGATGAAATCGCCCTTCCAGAAAGTGTTGTTGTGGCTGCCGCCGCTGCCGATGCAGCGACTAAGAAAAAATTAGCCGAAGCTCAGGCAAGTCCGGCCAGTAATAATAGTGCCGCATTTAATATCGTTAATGCGATCACACCCGTAAACTAGGTAAAAATGGCTATTTTAAAAATCCCAATTAGAAATGATATCCCGGCGTATACTCTTAGTATAGGTCTGGAGGGAACTACTTTTGTTTTAAGTTTTCGCTACACTGAAAGAACATCCAGGTGGATGATGGATATTCTAGACGTATCTGAAGTCCCGATTGTAGAGGGTGTAGTTCTTCTTGTAAATTTAAACCTTACCTCTAGGTTTAAGGATTCTAGAATGCCAAAAGGATATTTTTTATTGGCCGATGAGTCGGGGAATAATGCACAGCCCAACAGATTAAATTTTAGTAACGATGTTAATTTATTTTATGTTGAAAGCACTACCTAGTGGCAAGACTATATATAAGACAAGCCAGGGTAACGGCACTAAATTTTAAGACAGGTATAGCTAAGATATTCGACAGCATAACCACGAAAAAAAAAGATGCGTCGGGAAATGAAAGAGAAGTTGGCGGCGTTAGGATTAAGTTTAAAATCGGCAAAACTTCAGAGTCCAGTCCCAATAAAGCCACAATAGAAATTTATAATCTAAGCCCAGAATCCAGAAATTTCTTCGATAAGGGAGAATTAAAAATAGTCCTTGAGGCGGGGTATAGAGATTTAATTTCAACAATTTTTATCGGTGACATAAGCAATTCTTCAGAGAGCACTTCTGTGGTTCATGTGAGTAATCCCCCGGATACTATAACGACACTAAATTGCGGAGAAGGCCAAGTTGCCATGGATACTGCCCATACCGATAAGGGGTTCTTAGCTGGCACCCCAGTTCAATCAGTCATAACTGAATTAACTTCGGATATTTCAATTTTTTTTCCGGGAGCTATTAAGCCAAATAGCTCAAATATACCGCCGATAACTAGTGCTTTTTTGCCGTTTGGCTTAACTATTAGCGGCTCACCCAAGATTGCTCTTGATAATTTATCTAAGACCTATAATTTTGATTGGTCAATTCAAAACGGGGCCATAGTTGTTACGAAAGATAGAGAACCAACAAAAGATACAGCAGTTATAGTCACGTCCAAAACTGGATTACTCGGTAGGGTTGAAAGAAAAGAGGGGGGCTCTATATTATTTAAGTCCCTTCTTAATCCCCGTATTATACCCGCAGCAGCGGTCAGACTTGGGACACCCCCGGAAGTATCTTGGTATAAAGTTCAGACAGTTAATTTTGAGGGGGATACTCACGGCGAGGCTTGGGTCTCAGAAGTTGAGGCCGAACACATAAGTACGAGTATCTCGCTAAATACACTCTTCACAAATACGGTTTTAACTACAGCCTAATGACTTTAAAGAAACAAACACCAACACTCCGCGAAGTAATCGAAGAAGCTTTGATTTATTCCCAGATTTCACTCAATACCTGTATGCCGGGGACAATAAAGTCTTATAACCCAACGAAAAACCTAGCCACAATAACCCCCGCTTTTAAAAGAGAGTACACCGACGGTACAATTGTTCCGATACCAGATTTGAGCGATGTTCCGATTATCTTCCCAAGAGCGAATGCCGCCGCTATTACCTTTCCTCTTAAGAAAGGAGATGGGGTAATTTTAATCTTCGCGCAAAGAAGTTTAGAGCAGTGGAAGAGTTTCGGAGGCCAGGTTGATCCCCTAGTAAGCCGGATGCACGACCTATCCGACGCGGTAGCCATACCCGGAGGGTATTCTTTGCTAGACCAAGTGCCGGTAGAGCCAAACAAACTAGCGGTTAGATATAGGAACTCTAAAATCCTTTTATCTGAAAATGGTGATATCGAGATTAATGGTTTACTGGGTAAAATAAAGGTGGGCAAAACAGGGAAGATTACCATCGGCAATGGTACAATAGACTTATTAGATCTTGTAGACCAAATGATTGATGCTATTATGGCATTGACCGTGGGTACAGCTTTAGGCCCCTCTAGTGTCCCAATAAACATCGCAAGTTTTTTGAAAATAAAAACCTTCTTAGCTCTCATTAAGGAATGATATATTGAGCGTTGATTCTTTAGCTTTATGGAAATCAAGCTTTAAAGCCCAAGTGCCCCCTACCAGAGGTAGTGATGGGGCTAAGAATATATCGGATTGGGCCGATTCGATGGTTACAAATAAACTCGTTTGTCAAATAATCCAAGGCCCGAATATAGTCTATACTTTTAGTAAGGCAATTTTTAAGGCTCAATTGGAGGCACTAACTCCGACAAATAATGTAGAAGAGGGAGTGACAAACTTTGCGAACTCTTGGGCTAGTGCTATTACCTCCACTACTGCGGTTATGGGAGTGGGTTCTTCTATCGGTGCTCCATCTAACGCAACAACTTGGTCTTCTATCACTACTACAACCCTAGACACCCCGTCAAAGACGGCGGGAGTTAATAAATTAAAAGAACTTAAAGATTCTCCATCGGTTTCTGATGCGGCTAATTCCGAACTTCCCCTAAAGATGAGAGATGCCTTTTTACTCCATACTATAACTACGGTGGGCCTCGACTCAACTCCTCCAGCGGTTGGGCCGTTACCCCTAACGGACGCGGTGAGGGCTGTTTCTTAGATGAATATAGGAATTGATTCAACTGGCGACTGGGACATATCCGAAGGGGAATTAGTAATGACCTCGGGGCAAGAGGAAATTCGCCAATTTATTATCCAGAAATTCAAAACCTCTTTTGGTGAATGGTTTTTAGATGTAAGATTGGGTATTCCTTATTTCGAACAGATCTTTAAAAAGATTGTAGACCCGGCAATTGTAGAGTCTATTTTTATAAACGAGATTATCTTTACCCCCGGAATAGTCTCTTTGCTTGAGTTTGACTTGAATTTAGACAAAGTAACAAGAACCCTCAGTGTTGACATGAGAGCTACGACTGTCGACGGCGAAATAAATTTCAGTGAGGCACTAATCTAATGGCCTTTGGGATAAATACAACTGGGTTTAACCGTAAGCGCATTGAAGATATCCGAGATGAGATTAAATCTTCTCTTCGAGGAACGTTTGGAAATTCAGTAAATTTAGACGAAAGAGCTCCCTTGGGCCAACTCTTAGGAATTTTTTCCGAAAGAGAATCTTTAATCTGGCAATTATTTGAAGACATTTATAATAATCTAAACCCCACGGGTGCTGAAGGGGTATCTTTAGATAATGTCGTATCCCTCACCGGATCAGTAAGAAAATCAGCAACTAAATCCACCGGCACACTTACTCTTTTTGGAACGGTAGCAACCGTTATTCCAGCGGATAGAATAGTTTCAGTCGCTGGAAACCCTGCTGCAAAGTTCCTTACCTCGGCAAGCGCAACTATAGCTGCTGGGGTTGATGAAATTCAAACCATAACTTTTTCTCAAGTCCCAGACGCAGGAAGTTTTACCTTAAATTTTGATGGGGAAGTGACTGCGGCAATTCTTTCTAGTGATAACGCCGCCGCAGTCGATACTAAACTTGAGGCATTGGTAAATTTAGACTCAGTAACAGTAACCGGAAGTTTTACCGCTGGGTTTATAATCACCTTTACTTCTTCGAACGGTTCAACCCCGCAGCCTCTTTTAATTGTCGGAGCTAATTCTTTAACCACCAATGAAATAACCTCTATCACCACTGTTGCCGATGTCGCGGGATCTTTAGATGGTAAGTATTTTCGCATAAACGACGAGGATGGATCCGTCGGTGTCTGGATTGATGTTGATAATAACGGTACATCTATTCCTGGCGGTGCCGCTGCCTTAAGTAGAAGTATAGAAGTTACCGGAGTTGTAACCGGAGATAGTGCAACCCTTGTTGCCACAGCAGTTTCCTCGGCTATTAATGCTGATGCTAAGTATGTAGCCACTTCGGTCGGAGCGGTTGTTACGATCACTGATGCCGATCAAGGTGCAAGAACTGACGCAATTGATGGCAATTCCGGGTTTAGTTTCGCAGTTACGAAACAAGGGCAAGAAGTCTTGGGGGTAACTATTTCCCCAGTAGAAACCCTTTCGGGTGCCCTTCCCCAAGTTAATGTTGCCGTAAGCGCACAGACCGCAGGGGCCACCCCCGCGCCAGCGGGCGGGCTAACAGTAATTGAAACCCCAGTAACCGGATGGAGCTCAGCAACTAACGCTTTGGATATCGTAATTGGAGCTGATACCGAAACCGATGCACTATTAAAAACTCGCCGCCTGAGTGAACTTGCTGTTGCAGGTAGAGCCACTGTAAATGCGATCTTAGCTAAAATTTTAGCAATTGCGGATGTTACTAACGCCATTGTATTTGAAAATCAAACCAATGTTACTGACCCGGATGGTAGACCTCCGAATTCTGTCGAAGTTGTTGTTCAAGGGGGGACTAATGCGGCTGTTGCTGCGGCTCTTTTTGATGTCGTTGCTGCTGGAATAGAGTCTTACGGTACAGAACTTGAGGCAGTTGAAGACTCCCAAGGGTTTGAGCATAATGTTGGTTTTTCAAGACCAACGGCGATACCCGTCCATATAGAAATTGATATAGTGGATGATCCCAATCTTTTTCCCGCAGACGGCGCAGTTCAGATTGAAAATGCAATTGTTGCAGCAGGGGATGCACTTGGGATTGGTACTGACGTTATTGTAACCCCGAGGCTCATTTGTTCTATTGATACTGTTCCGGGAATCCTCAGCGCAGTAGTACGTCTATCAACTATTGCCCTGCCAGTTTCCGGGTCTTCTGCCTTTACCGCAGTTAACTCTTCGGGTACGATGAATCTTCTCCATGTTACCCACGGTCGTTCGGTGGGGGACAGGGTTAAATTCAGCACTTCGGGTACTCTCCCCTCTGGATTAAATAGTACGAGTGTGTTTACGATAGTTACGGTACCAAATGCGAATAATTTTCAAGTTGCAGCCGATAGAGTATCCGCCGCGCTACCTTTTGTTAGTGCTGGCTCAGGAGTACACACCTACCTATTCGGCGGGTACGATGCAAATATTGTTATAAGATCGCAAGAGATTGCGGATTTTGATACTTCAACCACGTTAATTAATGTCTTATAGGAGAATTAAGTATGGGATTATCAGCAGCAGAAAAAGCACTTCTAAATAAAATTGGAAGTCAAATGAATCGAAAAGGTTTTCTTCTCGGTTCTGAAATTGACGACGCTTTCGGAGCAGCGCCTAAGATTCTAGAGGCATCTGGAACTCTGTCTCAAACAAATATCACCACAATGTTTACCACTCCGGTCGTACTCATTGCTGCGCCAGGTGCTGGGATTCTTTTGGTAGTTGATGAGATTGAACTTTTCCACGACTACACGACTACTGCATTTACTTCGGGCGGGGATGTATCTATCGAGTATGCAACCTCTGGGGTAGACGTAGCAGCTATTGATGTTGCCTTCATTACCGCCGCTGCCGACGAGCATCTTATCCTAAAGCAACCAAGTGCGGCGTATGTATCCTCTTCCACGGTTTATCAAGAATTATCCGCGTCAGCAAATAAAGCCCTTCAAATTACAAACGCAACTGGGGTATTTGCTACCGGCCATGCGAGTAATATATTTAAATACAAAATTCGCTATCACGCTGTAACTTTACTTTCTTAAGCGTAACTATTGACGAGTAAAAATGGTCACACAGATAACCACCCATATAGTTGATGCCTTGTCGAGATTGATAACTCAGTACAAGAAGCAACCGCGTTTTGAGGGGTTTCTTACAGCCATTGTCGAGCAGATTCAAGATTTAGAAGATGCTTCAATAAGTGCAGTTACGGATTTAATAGATATAGATGCGGCGGTCGGATCTCAATTAGAGACTATCGGAGAAATTGTTGGAGTTGAAAGAGGGGGTCAAACCGACGCAGGGTATAGGAATTTAATCTATATTCAAATCGGGAAAAATACCTCTCAAGGCAATGCCGAAAAATTAGTTGATATTTTCAATCTTCTTGTAACCACAGCTTGGATTAAATATACCAATCTAGGTCACGGGGAAGTTGTATTGACTGGTACGGCTGAAATCCCAACTCAAGCCGAAAGAAATAGTATCATCATGAATCTTGAAGATATCCTAGCTGGCGGGGTTAGGATTGCCCATATAGTCTTCGCCCACGCGACAGAAGCTTTTTCTTATGAAGACAATAATCCCGACGTTTTTGGACTTGGGTACGCGAATGATGCCGGGAGCAATAACGGTATGTATGCCGAGATGTACCGAGTTGAATTACCTTTCGCCTATGCGCAAGATACTTTTATTGATATTGGAACAGAGGGCTATGGGCCAGGATTTGAAGACCCGATAGTCGGTGGAGTATATGACTCCTAAATTAAACATGGAGGGTTAAGACGTGGCCAAGCCAACTAATCACATTGACTGGACTGATGGTGCAGCGGGTAAAATCCAAGCTCCAACAGCCGGTAGACAACTTACCGGTTATACTTCTGGGGATAGACCTCCAGCAAAAGAACATAACTGGATATTTTATTTCGTAGATTTATGGTTGAAATATTTTGAAACTGTTACGGATACAGTAACTCTTCAATTATTAAATTACGACGCAGTTGTTGGAGCGGCTGCTGGGGCCACACACGCTACCTTAGCTGCGGCGGTAGCTGCGGCAAGTTCTGGTTGGCGAATTTTAGTCCTGGATAATGCAACAATTAATACCAGGGTTTCAGTAAATGTAAGCGGTATTGAGATCGACTTTAAGCCTGCGGTTGTTTATACAAAAGGGGCAGACACTGTATCTCTTGAGATAAGTGCTGCCAGAGTAAAGATTAAGGGTGGAAGATTTGTTGGCTATACCGTAGCTGGAAATATTGCAGTTAAGCTACTAATCGGCGCGGACTACTGTCAAGTAAGAGAAAGTGTTTTTGCGGTGAGTACAGATACTGAAGTAGATGATAGCGGCGTAGCCGCTGGTAAGAAACCGGTTGTCGATATTATAACTGAAGTCTAAAGGGAGTGGATGATGTTTAACCTAATTAAGAACCACAAGAAAAAATTTACTCTAGCGGGGTTTCTTATCGCCATTGCTAGTGTGGCCTACGCAGCCAATTATCACCGCATCCCAACGATTGATCTTCGGATCGGACGAGGTGCCGGGGAGAACATAAAACTTAGCTTTAACGACAACTCGGCGACTCTTCCCTTCATTCAATGGAATGATTCTTCGGGACAACTTGAGTTCTCAAACGATGGCTCCACAACCCTGCCGGTCGGTTCGGGCGGGTCAAGTTCGGGCGTTAACATTCTATCTAACTCCGATTTTGAACAGGGAGTTTCCGTCGGTTGGACGAACTCTGGAGGTACTCTAACTGTCGAGTCTTCCGTACCACTCTACGGAACCAAATCAGCTTTATTTAACGCAGCGGCAAATGGCAATACTTTTACTTCGTCTGACTATGTCGTACCAGAAGGACTTGAAAACAGGGCGTGTTCCCTTAATTTTTATTACAAATGGGAATCTGGAACTCTGACTCATTTAAACTATGTAGTTGAACTCGATGACGGCACAGACTTAACTACTGCGACCGATCTTGTTCCAACAACCGGATCAGCGCTACAGGCCACTGCGGCTTTTATCTGCCCAGCTAGTGACTCTATAAAACTTAAAATTACGGCAACAGCGGATGCCGCAGCTATTACATTAGACCGCATGCACCTGGGATCTTCGGTAAATGAGATTTTAGTCTCGGACCCCGTTGAAATTGTTGCTCACGCACATTTTAATTCAACGGCAAGTTGCAGTTGGACTAATGCCGGGACCGCGTTAGACGCTTTCGGAACCGATGCTGATTGCCCGGCTATTACACTTGATATTTCTAGTCCAATCGCTACCGTTGACGCGACTGATACTGATCTCCCGCAAATAAAATTTTCTGCGCTCCCAGCCGGAATTTATGAAGTTAAAGCTACGTTTACCGGCGATCAAGGAACGGGCGATAATACTCCTGTTTGGGCATTGAGTGATGGCACGAGCACGCGTGGCATGGTTCAAACTACGTTTGATATTACCAACTCTAATTCGCAACCAGTCGCATTGAGTGCTGTTTTTTCTCATAGCGGAGGAGCAAAAACATTTACTATTTTTGGAGCTATAAACTCTGGAAATATTCTAATAAATAACTCCCTCCTGGTTGGTTCTGCAAACGCATCTGTTCTCACCTATACTGTTACTCGCTACCCCTCAAGTTCAACGTCAAAAGTAACTCTTGAAACCCAAGGCTGGCATATTAACGCTCAAATCTCTGGTGCAAACCCCGACCTTGGTGTTGCCACAGTCCTGGCGTACACCGAAATAGTTAGCGCAAGCTTATCTATGGCCTTGAACGGGACTTCAAAAGATGCACAATTTCCCTGCTCGACGACGAACCCGCCGACAGGATTAACCTGCTCGGCTGGCTCTGAAAGTTTGGGGGTTTCTTTCATACCTCCCTATACCGGAGAATTTTTAGTTTGCGCGACCTTTCTTAAAGCTTCTCAAGTAGATGATGCCGTGAATTACACCTCTACATTTAAACTTCAGGAAACCGGCTTAGCAACGCAAACCGTTTCGCAACCGGGGTTCGCAATTGCTAAGAGCCATCATCTCGGAGCTGCCGCGAACACACAGACAGGAGCTTCGCACAATATTTGTGATGTCTTTAGTTTTACTTCTATATCAAGAAAAGTTATCAGATTAATGTATCAACAGAATTTAATCACGGGGACGCCGGATACTTCTGTTGTAGCAACCGATGGTGCCGATAGTGGAGAGGGGAAACGTGAGGTTAATTTTAAGGTGATACCCCTTACACAAAACTTTCCGCAAGCAATCGCTTTGGGCGGTCAACCGACAAGTGAAGCTAGGCTATCAAGCCTCACTGATAATAATGGATCGGGAAGCACGATTGTTAAAAGGTTTGAGACAATTACAGCGACAGGAACCGATATTTCTTGTGTCGATAGCTCTACGCTTGGGACAATCTGCACGATTGGTAAGGCCGGCGTTTATTGCGTAGGGATGAATTTAAGCGCCGGAGCCGGCGATATCCCCTATGGTCCATCTAAAAACTTTACGGGAGTTTTAACCGATGCGACCGAATTGACTACGGCGTCTAAATATACGACTAACGGTGTTCTTGGAGCTTCAAAAACAGGTTCGGGAGCAAGAACCGGAACCGTCAGTTACTGCGGAAGGTTTTCGGCAAATGATATTATAAGATTTCATTGCGACAGTACAGGAACTGCTGACACCGCTGTCGCGTGGGTTTCTCAAATGTATAAGCTTGAACCTTAGCGCCGTAGGGAAGAGATTGTCCGCAGAATCGGTAGACGTGAGCCAAGCGAAATCGAAGCGACAAAATTGTGGGTCTTTTCCCTTCAAAAAATATCTTTCGTCATCTGACGACGTAAAGAGCCTCGTCAACTCTGACGCACCCAATCGTTCAATTGATTCGTTTGATAAGAACATTCGCGTCGACAAGAACAGCGCCGTCTACAACGCTCACTCGTATCATACAAAGGTTCCACCTGAAGGAATCATCCCATATCTTCAGCACTACACACGGCCTGGCGACACAGTCCTCGATCCATTTTGCGGTAGTGGAATGACTGGGGTCGCGGCGCGAATGTTCTCCAACACTGCCAACGCGAAACTCAACGTAATTCTAAACGATCTCGGTCCAGCTGCCTGTCATATCGCCTACAATCACACGCATTCCGTGTCACCAACAGCGTTACGCAAAACCTTTGATTCTCTGATGAAAAGCCTGTCTCGCGTTGAAGACGATCTCTTTACGACCTGGCACCCAGTTTCCAACGAAAAATATGCGCAACACATTTCAAATAACCAAATCCAGAAGGCCGGTCTAATTCTGCGCGGAAAACACTCCGGCCAGATTTCGTGCACATCCCAAGGGCACACCGTCGAGCTCCTAAAAGCACGCATTATCTACACTCTTTGGTCAGAGGCATATCGATGCCCGAGAGAGACTTCAGGACGCAAGTGCGGGGAGGAGATTGTACTTTGGAACGAAAAATCAAAGGATTCGGGAACCGTTTCGAAGTCCTTCAAGTGTCCTGAATGCCGCACCGAATATACTCGCAGATCCATTCGCGCAACGCCCTACTCACTTCCAGTTCAAGTTTGCTACGAAGTCACAAATGGAACTACTGGCAAGGTACGACGTCATACTCGCAGCCCGCTCCGATTCGACCTAGATCTTCTAGAAGAGATCGCAACCCGCCGCCTAACCAAATGGTATCCGAAGCAGTCGATCGCCCCGCAAAGGGAAATGATGACTATGGGACCAGCCAAACTCGGCATAAAGAAGGTTTCTGACTTCTATACACCAAGAAATCTCCGTACCTGCGCCGAGATCTGGGATGCAGTTCAATCAATTCCCGATCTCAGGTTGCGTCAATGCCTATCCTTTGCCTGTACGAACACCTTTTGGCACGCAACGAGGATGCGAAGATACAACATCAAAGGCGGCATGCGCCCTCTTACCGGCACGCTCTACATTCCTCAACTTTCTGCGGAATGCAATGTATTTGAGGTGCTTAGAAACAAGATCGACGATTTGTGTCGTTACTATGCTCTCGAGTTCAATAAGACTCAGGCACAAGTTGCACTCACTAACTCCTCGGCTACTGAACTCACATCTGTTCCCAACGCTTCGGTGGATTATATTTTCACCGATCCCCCGTTTGGTGGGAATTTGTACTATTCCGACTGCTCCGTAATCTGGGAGGGATGGCTAGATAGCTTCACCAACGAAAAGCACGAGATTCATTTCAACAGAATTCGGAAACCCGAGCATGGCGGAAAAACTCGGGACGAGTATCGCACCTTGGTTTATTCCTCCTTCGCGGAAATGTACCGCGTTCTCAAGCCTGGTCGGTGGGCATCAATCGTTTTCAATAATTCTGATGATGACGTTTTGCAGACATTTCGGAACGCTGCGGCGGCCGCTGGATTCTCGATCGAAGAAACGTGCTTTCTGGACAAAGAACAAAAGAGCGTCAAAGGCTACATGGGTCGTTCAGGATCTCAAGATGTTACAAACTGCGACTTTGTATTCAACCTGAGAAAGCCCACTACTCAAAAGAATGCGCGCCCTCTGAAGTCGGCGCCAAAACCTGCCCAGACAACTCAATCGGAACTGGTGCGCCTCATGCAGACATACTTGCGCGATCTCCCCAAGAAGATAGAGCGCGAGCCCAATGTCTACACGAATGAACACAGAACGACCCCTTTCTTGCACTCAATGATTGTTCGGCAAATGATTACAAGCGGGAAAAGCCTGCAACGAATTGGGCTAAAAGACATCAAAGAAATCTGCAAAGAGCACTTTCACGAAGTCGACGGAAGTTGGTACTTGAACACTCGGGAAGCGTTTCTTTGAAATGGTTTTCCACAAAGTTTCTCAACCTCCTCGTGGAAAAGGCTTTGAACCAGATCCAGGGCGGCACCGCGCATCTCTCGTAGGGAATTCTTTTCGGTCTGAGTTAAGATTTTTAGCCCCCGTATCTCGGGGGCTTATTCTATGGTAGAATATAGCTAGTAAACCAAACGTAAAACTCTAAGAGATATTTATGAAGTTCAAAGTTATAGCTTTGACATTTCTTCTGGGCCTATCCTCTTGCCGGGGTTGTCATAAAAAAGATCTCCTAGAAAACGAAACCCAGAATCAAGAAGCTTACGCTCAGGCGCGGGAGTATTACCGATTATCCTTATCCCAGCAAGATTCTTACGGCTATATCGAGCCAAAATGCGACTCTACAACTTTCACCGCGCTTTATTGCATCTGGTCTGGGATGACAAAAGAAGAATGTCCGGTCTATCAAAGTCAATCAAAAGATACCCCTGGTCTATGGTTTAGACATGCAGAACACGATTGTTTTGATTCAGAAGAATCCCAGACGGATAATTCTCGGGATCAATCTTTAATGCTGGCTATTCTTTTTTGGCATTATCAAGATTTAAAATCCGTGGAGGAAATAATTGCTTACGGAGAGAGTAACGGTTTTATTATGGGAAGATCTAGGGATCTATCCTCAGAACTTGGCCGCTCATACTGGCCCCCAACGTTTACCGCTATTTACTATGAGCTATTATACCGATTGGGAGGAGGGGATAGAAGAGATGAGCGAAAATTACTCCAGCGAGTAGGTGTACCAACTTCCGGGTTTACTTCCCATCTGCAAGCAAACAGGATCCTACTCAATGGTATTTTAACTGGGTGGATAAGTGATAGTGACGTTTTTGGGGAGCTTGATTGGCTTCGGACACAAACCAAAAAAGAGCCAAATAATGCGTTATATAAATTTATACGCGCACGTTTTGACCCCGATTATAGTTTTGAAGAAGGGTATAAAACGCTTTTAAACATTAATCACTTCCCCCCAAAAATGCTTCCGAGCAATCATGAAAATCATTGTACCCACTATCTCTATCAGAGAGATGAGGACAAAAAAGATTGGATTCCCTGCAAAGATAAAAAATTTGAAATATTCCACGGCAATGATTTTGGCTGGGCCGAGTGCGTATCAAGAGATGGATGTATAAGAGGTACTTAGTTTTATAGGGGAAATAAAAAAATGAAGACGAACTACCAACAGATTTTAAGGGTGGGTATGAGTATAGCGAGTAAGTATTTTTCTGGGTCAAAGGGGGGTGATATTCCGAAGGTGGTAAAAGACAAAGTTACTGCGGAGATCATAAAGACGATAGTTAATAGTAATAAACCAGCAACCGAGGGGGGTTCAATGTCATATTCATTTCTTATTCAAATTTTCGAGTGGGCGGCAAAGTCAAAGTATGCCGAAGAGGTTATCAACCAACTTATCGCCCAGGCGCGTAAGTGGGCACAAGATGATAACATGGAAGATTGGGACGATTGGATGGTTGATGTTTTAGAGATCGTTGCAAAATTTCTTCTCAAAAAATATCAACAAAGTTAATGCCCCGGCCCCAATTGACATAGTAGTCAATTGGGACTGATAATGGAATTATCACCGCTTCGTCAAGAGGAAAGCCTTTCGGGGCTTTCCTCTTGTTTATTCATTAAATAATAGCAAACAATATTCTTAAGGCAAACCCCCCCAAAATGCCGTTAAGCAGATATAGCAAAATTATAGAAGAAACCTCGATAATTCACAGTTTAGATAAACTCCTTGTTAGTGCTATAGTCCTAGCAGAAAGTGGCGGAAATACTTTTGCGGTACGCTACGAGCCTGCATGGTCATACCACCTTAGTGTTAGATCTTTCGCTGAACTTATTGGCTGTTCCAGAGAGACTGAAAAAATTGGACAAGCAACCAGCTGGGGTCTTTGCATAGCCGAGGGAGAAAGAGTATTAACATCTTCTGGCTGGAAGCCAATTGAACAGATAAACTCTGGGGATATTATAGTAAATAGAAGCGGGAACTTTGATAAAGTTATTGCTACCTGCAATTCTGGAATAAAAGAATGTATTCAAATAAAACTTGGGCTAAATGAACCTATCAACCTAACTAAAAATCATAAAGTATGGTCTAAAAAATCAAGTATCGGTCTGCATAGAACTGGAAGAAGAAAGATATTAACAGATAACACCCCAGAGTTTATAAACGCTGAGAACCTATCTGAATGGGATTTTATAGGGTTTCCGTCAGACACAAAAATTATAGATGTAGATGTTTTGGATATCTCAGAATTTGTAGTAAGAGAGGATTCCTGGAAGAACCCTTATGAATATATTGTCGATAAAGAATACATTTACATAAACTACAAAAGCGGCGGTAGAGAGAAAAACAGGACAAAAAGATATATAGACGTAAATAAAGAGTTCATGGAGCTTTTAGGCTTGTATATGGCCGAGGGTCATGGGCTAGAGAAGAATAAGGGAGTTGGATTTTCCTTTCATATAAACGAAGTGGATTTACATAAACGAGCTATAGAATTATGTAATATAGTTTTTGGAAAATCTCACAACTATTGTATAAATAAGAGGGAAGAAACTAATTCAGCACAGGTGTTTGTTTATGGCCCCGGGCCAGCATTTTTAAAAAAGATAGTCCCAAACATTGCCAAATATAAAGTTTTACCAGAATTCGCAATGTGGCTACCACCAGAAAAACAAAAATGGTTTTTTCTGGGATGTTTCTTGGGCGACGGTTGCAGAAGATACGCAAAAGTTACTACAGCATCTGTAGAATTGGCATACCAATTAGCTTTAATATTACAGAGGTTGGGTATTGTCCCGAGGATTGGTAAAGCAAAAAATCACGGTGGATACCATTATGATGTAATGGTAAATTCTCATAAGTCCGTACAAACCTTAAATAGTCAACTAACAAATTTGTGTGAATGGGTTCAAACTGAATCTCTGGGTCTTAGAAGGAATAATAAAACAGATTGGCACTGTGATTCAGATTTTATTTATTTTCCAGTAAGATCGGTAGAAAATTCAGGGTTTAAAAATACTTACGATTTACAAATTGAAGATGATTCAACATTTTGTATTGGGAGGTCAATAGTTCATAATTGCCAAGTAATTGGGACCGTTGCAAGAGAACATAATTTTAGAGGTTGGTTTCCAGAATTGTGTAGGCCAGAGCTGGGTATTCTTTACGGGTGCAAGCATTTAAAGAAATTCTTTGGAATATATAGAACCACCGAAGATGTAGTTGCGGCTTACAATGCTGGCGGCGTTAGAAAGACTAAAGGTGGGATGTATGAAAATCAGCGGTATGTTGATAAAGTTATGAAGATATATCGGCAATTGGAAAGAGAAAAATTTAATTAAAATAATTTAAGGAATTGCTCAATGGCAGAATCAGAATTCGTAGCAAGTGTGCCGGTGGGTCAGGAGCTTAAAGCAGCAAGTGTGCCGGTGACAATGGCGTCCGATCAAGAAGCAATGCCGGTTACTGTAAGCGGCGTATCAACAGCCGTAAAACAGGATACGGGAAATACTTCTTTATCCTCTATTGACGCTGGAATACCGGCAGGACTTGGACAGGCAGCTATGGCAGCGTCAATGCCGGTGGTAATTTCAAGCGATCAATCAGCGGTCCCAGTATCCGTGAGT